GCAAGACTGGGCGCACCGCTGGTACATGCTCCAGCCCAGATCAATGAAATAGCCATTCCAAAATAAACCGAACCTGATAGCCTGCTTCGATGCCAAATCGAAGGCCGACGCCAGCGCAGGTCGCGGCGCGCAAATATGAGATCGCCAAGCGCTACCGCCGCAAGCTGGCGAAGCTCGGCAACCGATCGCGCGCCATGGCTGCGATTCGCCTCTCCGAGCTCACCCGATGGCTGCACGACTGGAACGGCGCCGGCGCCGAACTCGAGGCCAGCGATGCCGGCTATTCCACTGTCCGCCTATTCGCGCACCACCTGGGCGGCCTTCCGGACACCCCGCGACGCGTCACGGTCTGGTGTGCGGCCTACGCCCCGTGGGTCACCCCGCGCGATCTTGAGCGCCTGATATCCGAGGTGGTCGAATGCCCGATCAAATGGGGGGCCGACAAACTGGCCTGGAAAATCCGCCTGACCGACGCCAAGCGCTCCGAACTCAAGATCAAGACCATCGGCGCCATCGACTGCGCCAAGGCGCAGCGCCTGATCCGCGCCAAAGCCAAACGAGCCGCTAGAGATGCAGCCCGACGTCCCCGCAAGCCCAAAGCCGGCAAGCCATGGGAAGTCCTTGGGATCAGCCGCCGAACTTGGTTCCGCAGGCGCAAATCAACCGGTGGCACTAATCCCGCACCCTACATACCTTAGAGCGTAATATGTATGGTGCAGAAACAGTGCCACGCAGCACCGGGAAGGAAGAGGCCATCCGAGGTGCCACAAGTCGAGGCAGCCAGCACAGTCCCAACGAGACGGCGTGCTGCAAGGGCAACCTCTACACCGGACAGCCGCTTTACAGTACGCAAACAGGGCGAGGTGACAGCATGAGCGATGAGTCGGACATCGAGAAGCAACTACGCGAATACGCTGGTACTGGTGGGTCTGAGGAATGTAGGCTGATGCGGGCCGCTGCCGACGAGATTGAACGGCTCACGGCTTCCATGGAGGAAATGCGGAGGAAGAGCTCATCACTACCTAAACACCGATAACTAGGTCCGTTTTGATACATATCAGATCGGTCATATTTGTTCAGTCTGAGGCCATCACCGTGGTAATCAAACCAACCTATTGATATTGTTATGGATTGCGCGATGACTGAGCTGGCGAAACGTGGATTGCCGGCGAAATGTAGTGCTCGACCAGGCAAAAGACCGGGGAGGGTGGTGGGGTAGGGGAAAACCTGGCGGCCTCGCGATCATCGACGTTTTCCCAATCTTTCGCGGTTTCACTCCAAACACTGTTGCATATTAGTCACGCCCAGTTCTGATCCGGGCGTGATCGTGCGTTGCAGCCGATAACAGTTGAAGCATGGTCGGTTTATGGAGCTTTTGAAGGAGCTTGGGCCGAAGATGCTGGCTTGCACGCCGCAGGAGCGGGTGTGGGTGCTGGCGTTTCTGGAACAGGGCGGCAAGGACGCCACGGAGGCGGCGCGGCGGGCCGGGTTTGAGGATACCGGGACCGGGGCGATCCGGGTGCGCGGGCATGCGCTGCGGCATCGCAAGCGGGTGATCGAGGCGATGCGGGAGGTGGCGACCACGTATTTCGGGGGGCTGCTGATGCCGGCGGTGCTGGCCGCGGAGGACATGATTTCGAACCCAAAGCACCGGGATCATGCCACGATGGTCAAGGCGGTGCTGTCGCAGGGCGGGCTGGGCGAGCGCAGCACGATCGACGTCAACCACAGCGGCGAGGTCACGGTGAACCACACCGACGCGGCGGTGGATGATCTGGCGCGGTATCTCGCGCTGGAGGTGCCGAGGGCCAAGCTGGAGCAGATATTCGGCTATTCCGGGTTGGAGCGGTACGAGAAGATGCTGGCGGAGCGGGATGGGCGGCGGGAGCAGAAGGTGATTGAGGGGACAGTGAACCGATGACCAGCCTTTCGGAGGCGCTGAAATACAATCCGTTCGAAGGGGACTTCGGAGATCAAGGCGACCGCGAGATGAGCGATAAGCTCGTCAAATTTCGCAAGGTCAATCAGTGTCACGTCTGCGGCGGCAACGTCGAGCCCGGCACAACGGGCAGAAGCCTTGCGATGCTCTGGCAAACGGACGGCATGATGACATATCGATATTGCGCGGAGTGCACGCAAGCGCAGGCCGATAGTTGGACGGATAACGGCAAGGCGATATGCGCGCGCTACCGGCTGCGCTCAAAAGTCCGTGCATGACCGACGATCTTGAAGAAGGCCCCGACCCCAACGAAATCCGCCGGCACCAGCAGCGGATGCTGACCAACGAGCAGTACCGCAAGAAATACTGCCGGCTGGATTTCTATCGGCCGAACGACAAGCAGCGCGAGTTCCACAATGCGCTCGAGCGCGAGATCATGCTGCGCGCAGGGAATCAAAATGGAAAAACGCATGCCGGCGGCGCTCAGATCGCGATGGACGCGCTGGCCATGTATCCCACCTGGTATCACGGGCGGCAGTTCCTGAAACCGCCTGCCGCGATCGAACGGCCGATGGAATGGCTGGGCTGGTGCGCCTCGACGGAAGCGGTCAAGGTGCGCGACAACATCCAGTTGAAACTGATGGGTTCCGTGGCCGACGGCGACATGGGAACCGGGCTGCTGCCGCTGGACTCCATCGTCGGCAAGCCCCTGATGTCGCGCAACGTCTCAGGTCTGGTCGACACGGCCAACCTGCGCCGCGAGACCGGCGGCAAGGCGGTGCTGCGGTTCAAGACCTATGAGCAGGGCCGCACCGCGTTCCAGGGCGAACCGACCGACGAGGTGCTGCTCGACGAGGATATCAGCCGCACCGACGCCTCGATCTACGGCGAGGTGCTGGCGCGCATGGTCACCACGCAGGGCAAGATCATCTCGTCGCTGACCCCGCTGCTCGGGCTCTCGCCGCTACGCAAGCGGTTCAAGCAGAAGCTTGGGCCCTCGATGCGGGAAATCCTGATGACGATCTGGGACGCCGCGGTCAGCAAGGGCGGCCACATCCCTGACGAGGAAATCCCCGGCATCATCGCCAGCTTCCCGGCCAACGAGCGTGAGACCCGGGCGTTCGGCGCCGACCTGCAGGGCGAGGGCGCCGTGTTCGATACGCCGAAGCTGCAGATCTCCGAGCGGATGGACCCGGCCACGGTGCCGCCCTACTGGCCATGGATGTGGGGGCTCGACTTCCGGCACTCGGGATCGCTGACCTCCGGCCATCCGTTCGCTGCCGTGCTGGGCTGCTGGGACCGCGACGCCGACGTGATCCACGTCGTGCACACCGAGCGCATGCTGGGGCTGGCCTCGACCCATGTCGCGGCGATGAAGAAACATCCGATGTGGGAGGCGCTGTGCGCCTGGCCCCACGACGGCGGCCGCGGCGGCTCGATCATCGACGGCGCCACGGTCGCTCAGGTCTACAAGAAGCTCGGGCTCAACATGCGGCCCAGCCACGCCACCTTCGCCGGCGGCGGCTTCACCTTCGAGAACGGGATCGACGAGATGCAGTCGCGGCTCGCCACCGGCCGGCTCAAGGTGGCCGAGCACCTGTTCGAATGGTTCGACGAATACCAGGGCTATCACCGCGAAAAGGGCCTCGTGGTCAAGGTCGACGACGATATTCTTTCCGCAACCCGCCAGCTCGTGATGGACATCCGGTTTGCCAAAGCGCCGCTGGCCGGCGTGTCGTTCCGCCGCACCGCGGTGCCCGGTATGTCGAATTTTGCGATCGGAACTTCGAACCATCCCGGCGGGGAATATCAGCTGTTCTAACGTGCGTTGCTCAAATGCCACGTCAAGCACAGTTTCCGCGCGCCGGTCTCCGAGCCGGATTATCCCCTTGGGCTTACCACCTCACGGCGGGATCGACCGGACAAGCCTGATCCCGCCGCCTTTTTGGAGAATTCAGATGGCCGAACAGGAATTCAAAATGGAGCCCGGCGCGGTCAATCGCATGGACGATCAGCCAGCGAGGCCCACTGCGGCTGTTCAGCTCCGCGAATTCGAGGACAGGCACATGGGCGAGGGCACGCCGCGCATCGCCGGCAAACTCGAGGACGGCAGCGGTGCGCCGCGCCATCATCTGCCCGATGACGTCAAGGCGTTGCACGCCAAGCTGGAACGGCTGGTCGTGCTGGAAAATGATGTGTCGCACAAGGCAGGTCTGCTCGCCGCGGCCGATGCCGCGCACCGGGGCGCCGTGACGGCGCTGGAAAACGCGCACAAGGAAATCGAGCAGCACAAACTGGTCGACCACCCTGGCGCCGAATCTCAAAGGCAGGATGCCTGACCATGGTCGAGACCCGCATGGACCCGCTGCGACCGCCATCTATCAACCAGAGCATGGAAGAGCTGGAGCTGATGCAGGCCCAGATCGACGCCGGGCAGTTGCCGCCCGATTTCATCGAGAGGCATTTCGATGCGGTCGACGCCAACGTGTTCGGGGTCGACGCGCCCAAGGACAAGCGGGGCTACCGGATCGAGCAGGGCCGCGGTTCGCCGGGCAATATGACCCAGCAGTCGGTCGACGCCTTCATCCGCTGGCATGGCCCGCGCGACGGCCATCCCAGCGGCGACGAGAACTACGCCGAGGACCTGAAGCGGATGCAGGCCCAGCTCAAGGTCAACCAGGACAAGAACCCGACCGACATGCGCGAGCAATGGCGGCGCCGACGCGGCAGGGCCGCCAAGGTCGCGCGCTGATGGCGGGCCAGATGACAATGCCGGTTCCCGGCGCGTCTGCCCTGATGGGTACGATGTCGATAGGCGATCAGGTCAGTGGCGAAACCGAGGAGGCGCGCAAAAAGCGGCTCGCCGCCATGGCTGCCTCGAAGCAGCTTCCGATCGGCATGTCGTCCCTCGCTCCGGACTATGGAGCAGCTCTTTCCACGAGTTGAGCTGAAATGGCCTTCTACGCGCCGCGCCTGATCGACCCGGACGAGCAGGATGACGTCAGGCTCGTGCTGAAACTGTTTTCCGAGCTGCAGAACTACCGCAACATATTCGCGGGCCAATGGGAAGAGGCGGCCGCGATCGGGCTGCCGACCAGCCGCAACACGTTCTTCTACGGCAGCTATAATTTCCCGGGCATGAAAAAGACCCAGCTGCAGGTCGACGCCACCGTGGCGCTGGCCATACATCAGTTCTGCGCGATTGCCGATTCGCTGATCACTCCGAAAAACCGGCTATGGCAGGGCGTCGAGTTTGACGACTACCTGATGAAGCAGCGCGGAGTGCGGCAGTATTGCGACGATCTGCGCAAGACCCTGTTCGATTATCGCTATCGCAGCAGCGGCAATTTCCATGGCCAGAACTTCTCCAACTGGCAGTCTCTTGCCGGCTTCGGCAACTCGATCATGTATGTCGACGCGCTGGATCAGCGCTGGCATCCCGGAAGCGGCCTGCGCTACAAGGCGGTGCCGCTGGGCGAATGCTTCTTTGCCGAGAACCACCAGGGCGTGGTGACCACGATCGTCAGGTGGTTCCGCCTGACCGCGGCGCAGGCCATGGAGAAGTTCGGCGAGGACTGGTTCCCCGCCATGTTGCGGCCCGCGCTGGAGCAAAACCTGCAAACCCCGTTCCAGTTCCTGCATTGCGTGATGCCGCGCGGGCAGGATTACGACCCTGAGCGTATCGACCACAAATCGATGCCGTTCGTATCCTGGTATGTCTCGATCGAGGGCCAGTGTTTCGTCGCGCCGGAAAGCGGCTATCGCACGTTCCCCTATGCGGTATCGAGATACGACCAGACCCCGGGCGAGGTGTACGGCCGCGGTCCGCTGCAGATCTGCCTGCCCAGCGCGAAAACGCTCAACCTGCAAAAGGGCGTGTTTCTCAAGACCGGCCACCGCGCCAGCGATCCCGTGCTGCTCACCCCGGACGACGGGCTGGTGGATTTCGATATGCGGCCCGGCGCCAAGAATCCGGGCGGCGTCAATCCGGACGGCAAGCCGATGGTGCACGTCCTGCCCACCGGCGACATCAAGATCACGCTTGAAATGATGCAGGAGGAGCGCGGCATCGTCGAGAACATCTTCCTGACCCCGTTGTTCAAGACCTTGATGCAGAACCCGAATATGACGGCGACGCAAGTGACCGAGCTGATCAACGAGCGCGCCATGCTGGTCGCGCCGACGCTGGGCCGGCAGCACAGCGAATATGTCGGCGGGCTGGTGCCGCGCGAACTCAGCGTGCTCGATCGGTTGCGCAACCGCAACGGTGCCATCCTGCCCGCGATGCCGCAGGTGCTGCGCGAGGCAAGGCAGTTCCCCGAGATCACCGACACCTCGCCGCTGGCGCTGCAGGCGAGGTCGAGCCAGATCGCCGGCACGTTGCGCACCCTTGACATCGCCCATCAGGTTGCGATCAACTCGCAGGATTCCAGCGTCTACGACTACTTCGCATTCGACCGTATCATTCCCGATGCCGGCGAGATCAACGAGATGCCGGTCAGCCATTCCGCCACCCCGCAGGAGATCGCGGCGAAACAGAAGAACCGCGCGCGACAGGCCGAGCGCCAGCAGCAGATCAACGCTATGCCGGCGCAGGCCGCAATGCTTAAGGCCCAGGCAGCGGCCAGCAAAGCCCCGCCCACCGCCGGCCCGCAGCCGCAAGCCCCGATGAGCCCGATGTGAAAAGGAAACAATATGTCCCTTCGCCGCCTTAACCGCACCATCAAACCATCGGCAGAACAAGGTAAGCCTGGCACGGCGTATCGGCATATCGAGATGCGTGCATTCCTGACGAAATGGGGCTGGCGCTTGCGCGGCTTCAATCCTACCAAGAGCTGGAGGATGTTCGCGAAGTGAGCCTGACCGCCAAAAAGCACGCCGACGAAATCCGCGAGATGTGGCAGAGCAAGGCGCTGCGCCACTCTACCGGCAAGCTGCGCAAGGTCGTGATCGTCGCGCTCGCCAAGGAATATCCGGCCGTACTGACGACGCTGATGCAGGTCACGTTCCCGGGCTTCGTCGATTTCGACCGGCCGTTCTTTACGAGCTACGCCCATATCGACGAGGGCGGCAACATCGTCTGCGACATGATCGAGCGCGACGGCTCGAAGGTGGTGGCCCAGATCGGCACCGAGCAATCCTTCATCATGGCGGTGCGCAAGCTCGCCGATCAGTTGAAGCTCGATGACCGCGACCGCGAGGAGATGTTCGCGGTGCTGCAGAAATGGGTCGCCTCCGACAAGCGCAAGGCGGAGAAGCTGGCGTCATGATCCGGATCAAAACGAAAGTTCGCGCGTCAGATGCCCGAGAAATAATCGAATGGGCGCTTCAGTTCGCTCGCAATTCTGCAAGTGATTTCGAGATGACCGACGAACAATTGAATCAAGTTGCAGACCATTGCGTCGAGGGACAGGACGCATGGGAATCTGCGGCTGCAATCTCTGAAGGGCGCAAGCTGAGAAAGTCGCGCCGGGCAACTGCGCCATGAACATGTTCCTCGCCGCCGCCCAGAAGCTCGGCTTCCGCCAGTCCGCGTATCGCAGCGCATTTCCGGAGGGCTCGGCGACGCATCTCGTGCTGGTCGATCTCGCCAATTATTCGCGCGCCTTCGATGCCGACAACGACGATCTCAGTGACCGCGGCCTGATCCGGATGAGCGGGCGGCGCGACATGTTCTTCCGCATCATCAAGCATCTGAAACTGTCGCCGACCGAATTGGAAGATGTCTATCGCCCGGCGCTGCTCGGCGCCGCGGCCCGTTTGCAACGAACACAAGGAGATGACGACAATGGGTGATACAGCAGGAGCGGCGGCAGCCGCAGGAGCCGGCGCTGGAGCTGCGGCGGCCGGTGCAGCAGCAGGGGCTGGTGCCGGCGCTGCCGCCGCACCATGGTACGGCGACAAGATCGATTCGGTCACCGTCGGCTTCTGGCAGAACAAGGGCATCGATCCCGCCGATCCCATCGCGGTCGCGACCAAGCTGACCGATTTCTACCGCAAGTCGGAAAGCTTCATCGGCGCCCCGCCGGAAGAAATGATCCGGATTCCAAAGTCGAACGCGGCGGAGACCGACATCAAGGCGTACTGGAATCGGATCGGCGTGCCGGCCGAGGCCAAGGATTACGACCTCTCTGCGGTGAAGCGTGCCGATGGCAAGGAATTGGACACGGCCTTTGCCGACGCGTTGCGCGACGCCATGCTCAACGGCCGCGTGCCGAAGGACCGCGCCGGCGAGATCGCGACCCGCATCGTGAAATTCGACGAGGCGCGCGAGGCAGCGGCGCTGGCCGACCGCACCGCGATCGTGAAGGCCCAGCAGGAAGTGCTCGACAAGAATTGGGGCACCAACAAGACCTATAATTCGGCGATTGCGCAGCGCGCGCTGGAGGACCTCGGCAAGGCCGCCGGGCTCACCCCGGAACAGACGAAACAGGGCTGGGATGCCATTTCGGCCGGCGGTCACATCGGCGGCGCCTACGCCATGGAAATGCTGCGCACCATCTCGACCAGGATGGGCGAGCCCGGCAGCCTGATCTCCGGCTCGCCTCCCGGCAGCGATACGATCATGTCGGTCGATCAGGCCATCGCCAGGATCGAGGCGTTGAAATCCGACAAGTCGTTCTATAAGCGGATGGTGACCGACAAGGAAGTCGCGGCCAAGCGCGAGTGGGATGATCTGCACAAGATCGCCGGGGCCGAGCTGAACCGCCGCCGTGGCGCCGCGGCATGAGCACCGCCGCTCAAGCCTTCGACGCCGCCGTGATGATGATGCGGGCCGGTCGCCGCGAGGAGGCCGCCGCGCTCTGCTGGGAAATCATGCGGCAGGACGCGACCGTGGCCGATGCGCCGGCGATGCTGGCCCGGATCGAATCCGACGCCGGCCGCTACCGCAACGCCATGCTGTATCACGGCATCGCATTGAAGGCCGATCCCGGCCGTTACGATCTCTGGTGCAACCGCGGCATCGATGCCATGTCGGCGCGGATGTTCGTCGAGGCTGAGGAAAGCTTCAGGCGGTCGCTTCATGAGCGGCAGAGTTTCGAGGGGTATTTCAACTACGGCAATTTGCTCTGCACTATGATGCGAGTCGGGGAAGCAGTCGAGCAATACCGCTGGGCCTTCCCATTCGACAAGCACGAGAATGCCCAGCTCCGCGTCAATTACGGGCAGGCCCTGATGGCCACCGGTGATTGGAAGGCCGGCTTCAAGAACTATCGCCACCGCTTCAACGCGCCCGGCTTCCCTCCCGCGCCGCGCCTGAACTATCCGGTCTGGAACGGTGAACCATTGGGCGGCAAGACCATTCTGCTGTTCTCGGAACAGGGGTTCGGCGATGAAATCCAGAGTTTGAGGTTTGCCGAACCGATCAAGAGGATGGGAGCGCGTATTATATTGGCGGTACGGCCACCGATGTTCCGGATGGTGCGCGACTCATTTTACATCAACCCGTATTACGGCCATCCCGTTGAGGTTATCCTGATGTACGACGAACCGCCGGTCCGGCCAGACTATCAATGCGCCCTGCTCGACGTCCCCGGCTTCGTCGACATGACGCCGGAAACCGTCCCGCTCAAAGGCGGCTATCTCAGCCCCCCCGACCGCGGCTTCCGTCTCCAATTCCCGCTCGGCCTCAACGTCGGCGTCTGCTGGTCCTCGGGCAAGCGCGATCTGCAGCCCCACGTCGCCGATACGGCTCGGCAGAAAAGCCTGTCGTTCGATCAGCTGGTGCGCCCGCTGGCCCGGCCCGGCGTCAATCTCTATTCGCTGCAGCAGAGCCACAACGACGACGCCGCGATGCGCGATCTCGGCGTGACCGATCCGATGGCCGGCGTGACCGATTTCGCCGATACCGCCTTCATCATCGACCACCTCGATCTGGTCATCACGGTCGATACCTCGGTGGCCCACCTCGCCGGCGCCATGGGCAAGCCGGTCTGGAACCTGGTGCGGTTCGACGCGCTGTGGCCATGGATGCAGCAGACCAGCGAAACCTGCTGGTACGATTCGATGGTAATCTATCGGCAGAGCAAACCGCTCGATTGGTCTGACCCGCTGAAGCGGCTGCTGGCTGATTTTGGCAATCGTGTTTTGTCGACGGGAACTGCGCAGGCCGCCGAATAGCACGGCGCGTGCGTTGCTCAGATATTCGATTGCGGCCAATTCTCCCGCCACCGAACCCGAGCGTAGCGGCGCCCCGCAAGGATAAGCGCCGTCGGGCAGTCCCGGCCCCGTAGCTGGATAAGCCGACATGGGTATCGCAATTGCGAACCCGCCGACCGCAAGGCCCCGGGCAGCCCCGGACAAGCTCATAGGTCCTCCGCGCGCAAGCGCCTTTGCATGATATGCAACGGGGATTACCTATGGCTGGCTTTCCATATCCGACCGCCAATTACGGGCTCGCGCCCGACTTCACGGCCCAATATTCCAGCAATATCGAGCTGTTGCTGCAGCAGGAAAAAAGTGTCCTGCGCGATCGGGTCACCGTCTATGGCGACTTGGTCGGCAAGATGGCGTCCGCCGTCACGCAGTATTCATCGATTGCAATGAAACCGCCGCTCGGCCGGTTCTCGCCGCTCAGCCATACCAATCCCTATTCGATCCGTCCCTGGATGATGCCGCAGCCCGGCGAGATCGTCGAACTGATCGACGATTATGACCGGCTGCAGACCATCGTCGACCCGACCTCGGCCTACATGCAGGCCGCGACCGCGGCGACCAACCGCTATTACGACGACGGCATCATCACCGCGACCACCGGCACCCGGCAGATCGGGACCGACATCGGCAACCTCGCCGCCGACACGTTCTCGACCACCAATTTCCAGATCGCCTCGACCTTCGGCTCGACCTCGGCTTCCGGCCTTACCGTGGCCAAGCTGATCGAGGCGCGGCGTATCCTGCAGCACTACCACAACGATCTGGAGCGCGACCCCCCGACGCTCGTCATCGGCTCCCAGCAGGAAGCCGATCTGCTCAACCAGACCACGGTGGTTTCGACCGAATTCAATGAGCGCCCCGTGCTGGTCGACGGCCGGGTCCGCCGCTTCCTGGGCATGGACATCGCGGTATCGGAACGCCTTTCGGTTTCGTCCAACGTCCGGACCATCCTCGTTTTCGTGAAATCCGGCATGGCGCTGGGCCTCTGGAAGGACATCGAGAGCTTCGTCGATCAGCGCGTCGACCTGTCGGGACGACCCTGGCAGCTCACGCAGCGCACCATGTTCGGCCCGGTCCGCACGCAGAACGGCAAGGTGGTTTCAATCCTTTGCAGCGATTCGAGCGGCCAGGACATCACCCCGTAGGAGCGACAAGAAATGGCCAACGATATCGTCAAATCCGCCTCGCTCATCAACCTCGACGCGACCCCGATCCTGGTCAGCAATGCCGGCCAGGGCGCCCCCACCGTCACCGGAAGCGTCGATGATTACTGCGCCGCCACCGCGGCGGGACTGCAGTCGGCCGCCTCCTACTATAAGCTGGTCCGGGTGCCGACCTACGCGCTGATCAAATCGGTCAGCATCTTCACCGACGCCGGCCCGAACCTTGCCGGCGCGCTGGCGCTCGACCTCAGCTGGGTGTTCTCGGATTCGACCGATGATGGCACCCCGCAGTGGCTGCAGGGTCTGATCCCGACCTCGGCCAACACCGGCGGCACCACCACGATCGCCTCCTATTCCAGCCCGAACAAGATGTACGGCACGGTCAAACCGTCGGCCTCGGCCGCGGCGTTCGGCCCGACCGACGAGGTATTCAACGGCCTCGGCGCCAACTACAGCTTCACCGGCGGCATCGCGAACCTGCCGCTGTACCAGATCTTCGGCTTCACCGACGGCCGCGGCTATCCGGCCGACCCCGGCGGCATGTTCGACCTGCTCGCTTATGTCGCGACCGGGGCCACCACCGGCGGGGCCTGCAACATCTACGCCCGCGTTAGTTACGCGGTGGCATAGGGGTAGCCGATGTCGTCGTTTTCGATCTCGATACCGCACGGCAAGGGCGGCATGCAGATGGTGGATTTCACGGTCGGCACGCTGGCGCCGAACGCCGGCGACGTCGAGGTGCGCGCCAACAACACCGACAGCAACTCGAAGAACATCTCGGACCACGAGATTGTCATCATGCTGAAAACGATTATCCGCCAGATCGAGAATGGCGGGGGCGCCGCGACCAACCTGCTGCCGCGCACCGGCACCACGCCACCGCCGCCTTTGGTGTAGCGAATGAGGCGCATCCTCGCCCTCTGTCTCGCATTGCTTGCGGCCCCGGCCGGGGCGCAGCAATCGGTCTTTTCGTATCAGAATATCACGACCGACGCCACGACGGTTGTGAAATCCGGTTCCGGGACCCTGCATGCGGTCTGCATCAACACACCGGCCGCCACCGGCACCATCACGATCTATGACAACACGGCGGCCAGCGGCACCAAGATCGGGACCATCACTTCCTATGCCAGCGCCACGCCGGGATGCTGGACCTACGATGTTCAATTCTGGACCGGACTGACGATCGTTACCGCGGTCGCCGCTCCTGACGTCACGGTAAGCTGGCGCTGATCGTGCGTTGCTCAAAGGACACACCGCCGTAGTTTCCCGGCATGATCCCATTCCGCACGCCGGTTGATGTCGGCCAACGCGCCTGCCAGCACACCGGCTCGCCGCTGATGAATCCGGCGTTGGGTTTCGGCGATACCTCGGTCACGGCAGCCGCCCAGATCAGTTTCTGCTACGACAAGCTGCGACAGTCCGAACTCAAGCGCAATTCATGGGTGTTCTCGATCAAGGAAGCCATGCTGCGCGCGATCGACGGCAATACCATGCTGATCGTGCCGTCGCTGTGGTCGCCGCTGACCACGTATTTCCGTGGCTCGATCGTCGCCGACCAGAGCAATAATTACTGGCGCTCGACCATCCCCGACAACCTCGGCAACGATCCCCTGCTGACCACATTATGGGAGCCGTATTTCGGGACGCTGACCGCCGCGCTTTACGATGCGTCAGGCACCACGGCCTATGGCGCGGGCGAGGTGGTCTACACCACGGCGGGCACCGGGACCGCACTGGTCTATCTCAGCCTGATCTCGGGCAATGCCGACGTGCCAGGAACGGCGACGCCGTACAGCGCGACCACCACCTATTACAAGGATCAGGTGGTGACGTTCGCGAGCGTCGCGTATCTCAGCCTGATCGACTTCAACATGAACAACGAGCCCGACCTGGCGCCGGCGCTGTTCAATATCGCCACCACCTATGCTGCGGGGAACAAGGTCGGCGGGTCCGACGGCATCATTTACCAATCGGTTGGCTCCGGCAATATCGGGCATGACCCGACGCTGGACGGCGGCGTGCACTGGACCAATACCGGCGTGCTCAACCCATGGACCTCGGTATTCACCGGCGGCACCGGTTCGATGAACTGGCTCCTGATCGGCGGCACCGGCTCGCCCTCGGGCGTCGCGCTGACCACGCTCAACATCCAGTATCCGATCGGCACCGGCCCATCCACGGATTTGACGAGCCGCAACATCTTCAAGCTCCCGGCCGGGTTCCTCCGTGCCGGCTATCAGGATGCCAAGGGCACAACGACATGGCTAGGCGGCCCCAGCGGCAACACCTTCCGCGATTGGGATTTCGAGAGCGGCTACCTGATCTCGACCGATTCCGGCCCGATCCGGTTCCGGTTCGGCGCCGATGTGGTCGATGTTTCCCTGATGGACGCAATGTTCTGCGAAGGGCTCGGCGCCCGCATCGCCTTCGAGATCTGCCCCAGCGTGACGCAATCCACGGCGAAGCAACAGACCATCGCGGCGGCCTACAAGCAGTTCATGGGCGAGGCCCGGATTTCGAATGCGATCGAGGTCGGTTACCAGGACCCGCCGATGGACGAGATGATCTCGGTCCGGTACTGATGCCATGGCAGCCGCATTTGCAGTCCCCCATTTTCTCGGCGGCGAATTATCGCAGGCCGCACAAGGCCGTTTCGACAAGCCGGACTTTCGCACAAGCCTGCGTGTCTGCCTGAATTCCTTCCCGGTCGAGATCGGACCCTGGACCCGCAGGCCCGGCACGATGTTCGCCGGCACCACGTTGAACGGCAATCCGGGCCGGGTGATCCGGTTCGATTTCGAATCCGTTGCGCCCGTCACGGAGGAGCACACCGATGGCAATCTGCGGTTTCGCTCCGGTCCAAACATCATAGGGGCCACGCTCGCCACGCCGTACACCAACGGAAGTTGGGCTGCGATCCGTCCGGTGCAGGGCGGAACCACACAGATCCTGCTGACCCCGACCGTGCCGTCGCAGGCCCTGGTCGCGACCATCAATCCCGGATCGAATCCGACGTTCGCGCTCGGGCCGGTCATCTTCAACGACGGCCCCTATCTCGATCCTTTCACCGACGGGGTAGAGGCGACGCCGGGCGCACTCTCTGGCGTGATCACGATCGAGCTGTCGTTTCAGGGCTACGTTGCGACCACGGCCTATCCGGTCGGCGCGATCGTCACCTATTCCAGCGCCAATTACATTTCGCTGAAGGACCAGAACGTCGGCAACACGCCATCCGGCGGCGCACCGTGGTGGGCGGCAACCAGCGCTTCTACTGCGATCAACGGCGGCAAGGGCTTTCTCGGCTCGGACATCGGCCGGCTGATGCGGCTGTTTTCCGAGCCGCCGTATTGGGCCAACGGCACGACCTATGCCGCATCGACCGCGACAGTGCCCGTGGTCGTCTCCTACAATCCGAGCGGCGAGGACGGCGCCACGACGTACTGGCAATCGCTGGTCGGGGCCAATGTCGGGTTTCCGCCGGGGTCCGATCTCACGCATTGGCAACTCGTGCCGCAGGGCGCTGCGATATGGACGTGGGGCAAGATCACGTCGCTGTCCAACGCGATCAGTCCATCGGGTCACACCAGCATCGGCACCATGACGGGAGGGGGCGGCCTAGCCGGCGCGTTCAACGGTGTGTTGTCGCAGCCGGCGGCGTCATCGGCAGAATTGTCGATATCGGGGACGGGCTCATTCGGCCCAACGTCCCAGATCACGATCTCGAGCTATGTCGGCAAGAATTTCTCCGGCGGTCAGGCGATCCAGCATGCCGCGCTCTATCCTTCCAGCGATGCAGGTTTCGCCACGGGCACGGTGACCGACGCCTTCGGCAACACCACAGTCGCCGATGTTTTCAGCGTTACCTTCAATTTGCGCGGCAAGGCAACCCTGCCGGCCAACTCCGCCGACGGGACGCTTCTCGCCACATCCGGAGCGCTCACCAATCCGAACTCGACCACTAATCTCGTATCGTCAGACCAAGCCACGGCATGGGCTTATGTCTGGGTAGAACAGGTCACCGTCGCACAATTTGGTGGCGGCACCGTTTACACCGGCTACACCTTCACCAACATCATCGGTCAGCTCTCGTTCTACAGCCCGACCGGCACCGGAACCGGCGCGGGCTGCAATGTCGAAATCCTCGGGCCGCCGCTGCTCTATACTAATCCGATCCTGACATGGCGGCTCGGGGTTTACACGGCGGGCTCGCTGCCGACCTGTGGTGTCTACGTTGGCGGCCGGGTGTGGCTCGGCGGCGCCGTAGCCAACCGCTTTGACGCCTGCTATGCCAACGGCATCACCGGCAGCGCGATCAATATGGCCCCGACCGACCAATACGGCCAGGTCACGGCGGCGAACGCTTTCGACTATACCCTCAACGACGACGGCGTGAATCCGATCTTCTGGATGATGCAGGACCTGCAGGGCGTGCTGATGGGAACGCAGGCCGGCGAATGGCTGGTGCTGGCCCCGACCGCCGGGCCGATATCAGCTCTCAACATCGACGCGCGCAACGTCACCAATCACGGAAGTGCCAATATCCAGCCGGCTCGGACCGAGCACACGAAGGTTTTCGTGCAGCGCTTTGCCCGCAAATTGCTGGAATATTTCCCCGACGTGTTTTCCGGCAAATTCTCGGCGCCGAACCTCGCCGACAAGACGATCCGCACCAAGCCCGGCGTGGCGGAATTGGCCTATACTTCGGCGGTCAATCCGATCCTGTGGGCACGCATGACCGACGGCTCCTGGGCCAGCATGACCTACAAGCGGGATTCGCTGGCGTCATCGCAGCCGCCTACGTTCTACGGCTGGGCCGGGCACACGCTAGGCTCGGGCCGTATCGTCGAAAGCATATGTTCCGGTCCATCGGTCGATGGCAATCTCGACGCTCTGACCATGGTCACCAACGATCCCAACACCGGACAGCGCTGGGTTGAAATCCTGACCGACGTGCAGGACGAGACAACCCCGCTGGCGGATTCATGGTTCCTCGATGCCGGCGCGGCGCCCACCGTGACGATCGGCACTACCGGTGTCACATTGAGCGGGCTGCCGTTCCGCAACAGCGGCACCACCACCGGGCTTGTGCAAGTGTTCTGCGCCGGTCTCGATCTCGGTGACACCGGCGAGGGCAGGCCATATTCCGATTTCCAGTGTACCGCGGGCGTGGTGACCGTGCCCTACGGCGATGGCATTTCGGCCGGGCCGGGCCGCGGTCTGTTCACGCAAGCGGTTGCGCAAGGCGCGGCCAGTCAGATCGTCGTCGGCTACACCTACAATAGCGACGTCCAGATCGTGCGGCCGATCATGCCGGCCGATAGCGGGTCGCGTGCCGGTCCGGCCTTGGGCGCCATAGCCCGCGCGCACGAATACGCGGTGCAATTGGTGAATACGCTGGGTCTCCAGCTCGGGCGGGATTTCAACCACCTCAAGCCGGCCAACCTGCGCAGCGATCCCAATAATCCGGCCACCGCGCCGGCAGCGCTCACGACATTCTCCGGCATCATCTGGGACAGCTTCAGCGACGACTACACCCGCAGCGCGTCACCATGTTTCCGCGTGTCGCGCCCGCTCCCGGCGACGATTGTTGCGGTCAGTTCCAACCGTGAAACGGCGGGTTAGCGATGGCAGCGCAGATTTATAATTTCGGTGGCAGTTCGAACGGTCTGCTCGGTTTCGGCGGTGGCCTGTCCGACAAGACCTTCGGCGACATCGCGGGCGGCGTGTCCGACCTGTTCGCGGCGGAAGGCGACAAAGCCAAGCAGCAGAACGATTATCTGGAGGGCCAGCAGTACGGCCTGGCCTCCGATCTCGCCACCCGGAATGCGCAGTTCACGCAGACCTCGACCAACATCAAGGAAGCGCAGCAGGCACGCGAGGCCACCGCTGCGATCGGCGGTGTGCAGGCCGACGTGGCCGGAGCCGGTTTTGCCCAGAGCGGATCGGCGCTGGATATCTTGCGGGACAGCGCGTCTCAATCGGCGCTGAGCCATGCCGTGATCGGGCAGCAGGGCCTGATCACCGAGGCCGGCTATAACGAACAGGCGCAGGCTGACAAGCTGATGCAGGAAACGGCGAACAACGCCGGCAACGCGGAAGGCAACGCCTCGACCTTTGCGGATATCACGGGCGGCATCAAGGCAATCGCCGGAATAGCGACGTTGGCATAATGGCAAATATCAGACCATACGAGGCCCCTGCCGGCATCGGACTTGCCCCGACAGAAATCGGCATCGACGCCGCGCAAGGTGCGGCCCGGCGGCTCTCCGCCTTTGGCCAGCAGATGGCCGATGCCAAGGCACAGGAGGGCCACGGGATTGCGGGTGCGATCACCGATGTTGGTGCTGTCGTCGATGCCGATATCACACATCGAGACATTAGCGCTGGCGCCGCGAACTTCGCGCAATTCATGGCGCAGAAAAACTCCGAGTGGGAGGATATCGCCAAGAACTCCGATCCGAACGATCGCAGCGTTCAGCAGAAGTTCCTGCAGGAAAATCTGGAGCCGGCGCTCCAGCAGTTCCAGCAAGGCTTCTCGACCGAGAAAAGCCAGGCATGGGCGCAACATTCCGTCGATGCCTATCGCAATCATATGTTCGAAAAGACGACGGCCACGATGTCAACGCTGGCCGGCGAGGCCGCGACCGTCAATGCCGCCAAAACCATTAACGGCCTGTCCAGCGCGGTCGCGGTTGATCCGAGCACGCATTCGATCGACAACGCCATTATGATGCTCGATCATTCGCTGGGGTCGACCGTCGACTCCAGCCCGAATATCACGGCAGAAACGGCGGCGAGGGTAAAGACTGAGCTTGCTCTCAAGGGACGCGAGGCCATCGTGAAGTCGGCGGTATCATCGATGATCACGAATAATCCGAACGTCGATCTCGGCGCTATCCAGAAGAAATACGGAGAGTATATCGACGGCGCGGAAATGAAGATGTTTCAGCGCGCCGCGCAAACGCAGGCCAAGTCGAATGCGCTGATGGACAGGCAGGCCGCGCTGCTGCAGCGTCAGCAGGCCGATCTTGCGGTGCACGAAGGCGCAAGCAAGGTGATGACCGATAACGTGTCGTTTGATCCGACAGGCAAGCCGATCATCGATCCGAAGTTCTTCAACCAGACGCTCGACCTTGCACGCAAGAACCCGAACGCTCCGGCCGCCGCCGCCACGGTACGCACAATGTTGGATTGGGGCGAGACCCAGCAGAAGCATGAGGTAGCGGCCATCTCCGATCCAACGGTTCGCGGCGATCTCCTCACGCGCATGTCATCGCCTGACAAGTTTCCCAGCGAGATAGAAATTTTGCGCGCACAGGCTGACCATAAATTGAGCCAGCAGGACGGAAAGGAGTTGCTTGAATTACAGAAGGCTATTACGCAGCGCCCGGAAGGCGATTCCCTCAAGCGCGATCACGCTGAATTCTTCAAGCAATTCGGACCAACAATTGATCCGGAAATGAAGCTCGGCAGTCCTACGCCTCTCGGTGCGCAGGGAATTTATAAGGCGGAAATGGACGCCTATCGCGTCGAAAGGTTTCTGCAAAGCAAAGGGCTCGATCCCCATCTTGCTTACGATCCTACCTCGCAATATTTTCTCGGAAAGCCAGAACGCATTAGCCTGTATCGCCCCACGATGCAGGAGAAACTTGATTTCGAAAAACAGACGCAGGGCACACCAAAGAAGGGCGAGACTGCGATGCCTGCCATTCCTCCGGCAGACCAGCGTACGCCCGGACTTTATGAGACGCCGAAAGGTAAATTGCGCTGGACCGGAACCGGCTGGGTGACCCCGTGACCGAAATGTCCGATGCGGAAGTCCTTGGCCCTTCTGCTCCAACCGGTCCAGCCAAGGAGATGACGGATGCGGAAGTATTCGCTCCTCCTGCCCCCGAGCCTGAAATAGACCATAGCGGCGCGCTTGATCGCCTCAATGCTGGTTTCCAGACCTACGCGCACGACACCGCGACATTCTTCAAAGAGGGCGTGCAGCAAACGCTGAATGCGCCCGGTCAGATCGCCGGGACCGCGCCGAACGATTTCGAGGATACCGGAACGCAGATCGAAAAACGCATGCTCGAAATGGGCGCCAGCAAGGAGGATGCGAAGTTCGAAGCCCAGCGGATGATGCGCAAGTTGCAATCCCGTGAAGGCATACAGGGCCTCGTGATGGGGCCATTGCAGGCGCTTGCATCATGGGTGCTTGGTGGCGTCCGCAGCGGTAGTCGCGCTGTCGAAGCAGAGACAGGCTTTCCGAAGGAGGGCGCAGAAGTCCTTGGCATGTCCGCGCTGGCTGCGGCTGGTTTGCGGCTGGGGCGCGTTCGTATATCTCCCGAAGGCGAGGTCTCGGCGCAGCCCATCGGCGGTCTGCCGAAGGCAGAGGATTTTTCCAGCGCAGCTAAAGTTCTTGGTTCACCGGAGGCAGAAGCCAATCTCAAGCGTATGTGGACCGATGACGGCGTTCATCCCGCAGAAGCGGTTAGCGATGCGCAAAGCGATGCTTTCCTGAAGCATGAAATCACGGAGCCATCGAAGGCTTCGCTGTCTGCCGATATCACCGATCCGAAGAGCCTTCCTCCTCCGGTCTCGCCGGAAGTGCAGCCGGTCTCGATACCGGGACGCATCATTTCCGATCTTCAATCGTTGCGCGACAAGGCGTTCGATGCCGGACAATGGGTGCAGCGTGCGCTTGCTCCTATCTCAATGGGGCCGGACTACGCCGTTCGCTATACGACGGAATATCTGAGCGCGCTGCGCCGGGTGACGTGGGATTATGATCGATACGACAAATATATCAAAGACAATCTAAACTTGGGCGAGCAGGAAGATGTCTGGCGGGCGATGGACGAGGAAAGCGTCATGGCCAGAACTGGAGAGCGGATACCGGATACAGGCTTCGATACCCTCAATCCAAAACAGCTTGCCATTGCCAAGGAGTTGTCGGCTCACGCAATCACGACGCGCCTTCAGATGATCGACCGGGGCATGGTGAAGGACGAGGGCTTGCCGCATTATGTTCCACGGCTATTCAGCGGAATCGATAAGGGCGAACAAGTAAGCATTGGAGATACCGGACGGTTTCGAACGACCGACAGCAGCCTCAAACAACGCAAGTATCTGACCGCCGAGGAAAGCGAAGCGGCGGCCAAAGCCAAGTATGGCGATCAGGTCGAGTTGGTCCGCAACGTTCGAACCTTGCCGCTTGTACTTGCGAGACAGCAGCGAGCGATTGCCGCGCACGATATGGTTGAGGGTGTCAGGAAGTTCGGCCAGGATATCGGCGATCCACAGGTGATAGAGGGCGAAGCACCAAAGGGCGAAGAAGCCAAGTGGATCGAAATGCCGGGAGAGTTCAAGACTGCATCCGGCCAAATCGATTCCGAAGGCAAGCCCGTTATGGTTCCGATGAAGATCAAGTCCGAATGGAAGGACATGATCAAAGCCATTGATGACAGCAAGTTCAACAACTGGGACAAGTTTATCACGGAAGTCAAAAACCGTCCGATGTCGCTGATCATGAACAGCCCATTCATTCATGCCAGCGTAGTCTGGAGCAAGGCGCTTCCCTCCAATCCCGGCAATCTATTGACCGGCCGCTTCCTTCGACAAGGACCACAACTGCTATCCGATCCGAAGTTTATGCGCGACATGCTCGACGGCGGCCTTGTTTTGTGGGGCCGCCGTCCCACTCTTAAGCAAGAC